TTGATTAAAATATCTACAACATTTTTAGTAACCGTCATTGGGAAAGAAACCTCTAATGTCATATCTTTATTAAATAGGTTTGTATTTGGTTTTACTAATCTAAATAAGTTTAATTTGGTATGTATGATTTCTAAACAACGTTTCAAATTACGGACACCAGATTCGTCTTTTGTTAAAGCCTTATTGGAAACAATATATTGGATGGTTTCATCTGGAATAATAACTTCTTCTGCTGTAAAATTAACTTGTTCACGAATTTTTGGTAATAAATAATCTTTGGCTATAATTAATTTTTCTTTCGCATCATACCCTTTCGTTTGAATGCGATACATACGGTCTTTTAAAATTGGATTTACTTTACTTTCATCATTGTAACTGAATATAAATAAACATTTACTCAAATCAAAATCAATACCTGAAAAGTATTTGTCATGAAATTGATTGTTTTGTGATGTATCAGTCAAATGTGTTAAAATACCAATAATTTCTTCACCTCTTGGAGTATCACTAATTTTATCCAGTTCATCAAAGTATATTACTGGGTTCATACATTTACTATCAATCAAAATTTGAACGATTTTGCCCCAACTACTACCTTCATAAGTATACGAATGACCTTCTAAGAAACTACTATCTCCACTGCCACCAAGAGCAATGAAAGCGAATTCACGACCAAGAATTTTACTAATGCCTTCTTTTACGAGGGAAGTTTTACCAGTGCCAGGTGGGCCGTTGATTGCGATAGCAGTTCCTAATGAAGAAGGGTTCGAAATCCATTGTCCTACCATTTGCATGATTTGTAATTTGGCATCATTTAAACCGTATACGCAATTATCTAATTGTGTTTTAGCATTTTCCATGAATTCATGGCATACATCCAAACCATCTTCTAATTTTACAGATAAATTCTTGTATTTACAAAATGGAATTCGCATAAATGTATCTACCCAATTTTTCATCTTATAATATTCGGAATCGCTTGGATCCATTGATTTTAAAACATTCAATTTCTGTAATGCCATCGCTTTAAAATTTGCTGGAATTTTACTTTGTAATAATATTAAACGATATGGTTTCTCAATATTAATGTAACTGTTAATTTCTTTCAAGTCTTTCATAATGCTTAATTGTTCCTTGTTAGAAAGTTTTTTCTTGAAATAATCAATTTCATTTGTATTTTGTTTATCATCATGAATTAATTTGTGATAATTTTTGGCGTTCTTAATACGTGCTTTCTTTACCAATTTTTTGATGGATTTATCACAATCACGAATGGCATTCAATAGAATTTTACTTTTTGGTTTTTTAATCAGTTGTGTATTTAATGTTTTTTTTGTTTCAACCAAATCTAAATATTCTTGCTCAACATCTGTTAATTCAACTTCATCTTTTTTCTTATCTTCTATTTTTTTGGTTTTTTTATCATTTTTCTGTTTTACATTTTTGTCCTTACCTTTAGAATTCTTTAGAACATCTGTTTTAGGAATTTCGAGTGCTTCATATTTTTCTTTCATAAACGTCTTTTCATCATCACTATCACATTCTCCTACATCATCTTCTTCATTGTATTCATCTTTGCCAAATGCTTCGTAATATTCATCCATTCCCCCACCGCCAATTGTGAATACTATATCTATTTTATCATCGACTTCAACTTCAGTTTCTTCGTCTTCTTCGTTATCTTCATCTTCGGTTTCTTCGTCTTCACTTTCTTCTTTTTTAACTGACCTTCTTTTCTTTTTATGGGAGGCTTTCGATTTCTTTGAACTTTTCTTATTACGTTTTTTACGGAGGAGGGCTTCATCTTCTTCTTCATCTTCGGTATCTTCCTCGTCATCTTCTTCCATCATTTTGCGTAATTTTTCTTTTGAATATTTTGAAGGAAACGCTTTTGTAATAATTTTTTGAAGTTGTAAGCGTGTTACTGGTTCATCATCTTCATTGTATTCATCATCTTCTTCTGTATCTTCACTTCCAAGTGTTTCTTCATCATCTTCATCTTCACTTTCAATAATTCTTCTTCTGTTTTTTTTATTTTTATTATTTTTTTTTGGAGGTTTATAACTGGAATCACTGGTTTCTGATTCGGATACTGTTTCATATACACTTTCATCATCTTCAATAATTAAATCATCGTCACTTTCAGAATCAGAATCTTTATTTTTTCTTAGTTTATTTTTTTTGTTATTGTGTTTAGCATCGTATTTGTTGGATTTGTTGTTGGATGGCATTTTGATACTGTAAAGTATTGAATGAATAGAAAAGTAAGCGCTGGTAAATTATTATATTAATATAGGTTTAATTTGTTTAGAAATAAAAATTATAAAATAAAGGTATTCAATTTTTTGTAATACTATTACGAATTATTTATTACATAAAATATACTACTAATACTCTGTTATAAGTTATAATATAAGAACGAAAATTTTAGAAAATTGAATTAAAAAATATTATAAATGAAAAAGACATAAATAATTCTCTTATTATATATATTAGGTTTAATTACAAATGTCGTCTAATCGTAATAAAATGAACGACCTTAAACCCCCATCTAAGATTATTGGTGTTCAATTTAGTATATTGTCTCCTGAAGAAATACGTAAAAACTCTGTAGTGGAAGTGACTTCACGAGATACATATATTGGAAATAAACCAGTAGTTGGTGGATTATTCGACCCTCGGATGGGTGTTTTAGAACCTGGATTAATTTGTCCTACAGACGGATTAACTTACATAGATACTCCTGGTTATTTTGGACATATTGAATTAGCTAGACCAGTATTCTTTATTCAACATTTAAAAGAAATAATGAAAATATGTAAATGTGTTTGTTTCAAATGTAGTAAATTATTAATTAATAAAAATCGTCATAAACATATTATTTCAATGAATGCGGAAGATAGATGGAGTTATGTAAGTAATTTAGCGGCAAAAGTAAAAAGGTGTGGTGAAAGTATTGAAGATGGTTGTGGTTGTAAGCAACCTGACAAAATAAAATTGGAAGGAATGGCTACATTATATGCGATTTGGGAAAATATTGCGTCAGAAGAAGCAAATGAAAGTAATAAAGTAAATATTCGTTTAACGCCTGAATTAGTATTAAAAATTTTCAAGCGTATTTCAAACGAAGATATTACTTTTATGGGGTTCAGTCCTACTTGGTCAAGACCAGAATGGATGATATGTCAAGTTCTTCCAGTTCCTCCACCAGCAGTTCGTCCTTCAGTAAAACATGACGCACAACAACGCAGTGAAGATGATTTAACACATATTTACAGTAATATTATTAAAACAAATCGTGACTTATTAGAAAAAATAAATAATCCATCGACATCACCAAATGTAATTGAAGGCATGACAACGTTTTTACAATATTTCATTGCGATGATTGTAAATAATAAAGTCAAAGGGGCAAATCCAATGGCTCAACGTTCTGGACGTCCACTTCAATGTATTATGGGTCGTTTAAATAGTAAAAATGGTCGTATTCGTGGCAATTTGATGGGCAAACGTGTAGATTTTAGTGCTCGTTCCGTAATTACTGGTGACCCTAATTTATCATGTCGTCAATTAGGTGTTCCTATGAAAATTGCGAAAAATCTTACAAAACCTATTGTCGTGAATGACCGAAACCGTGATTTCTTGATGAAATTAATTCAAAATGGGCCAGAAGTTTACCCTGGTGCCAAAATTTTGGAAAGAAAAAATGGTGAAAATATCTCATTGCGATATGTTGACCGTGGTTCTATTCGATTAGAAAATGGTGACATCGTACATCGTCATATGATGGATGGAGATGCGGTTTTATTTAATCGTCAACCATCTCTTCATAGAATGTCTATGATGTGTCATATCGTAAAGGTGATGAAAAAAGGTGATACATTCAGAATGAATGTCGCAGATACCAAACCATACAATGCTGATAGACATCAATGTTAGCAACAGGGAGCGTGAAAAGCGTGTTACTCTCTAGTAAATAATTCAATAAATTAAATTGTAAAATAAACAATTCACAAATTGAACAACATTATAAAAAGTTAGTAGACTACCATAAAGAAAATAATATAGAAATGCCCCAAGAATTTATTGAATTATTTGCGAAACACCTTGATGCTGGGAACCCCTTAGAGCTTTCACTACCACTCACAATCGGAAACGTCCATGAGGAACTCGGTTAATAGCCGATAATCAAAGGTAATAATGTGAAAGATTGGGCAATCAGCAGTGTTACTGTCTAAGTCCGTTATGGTAGGATATGACAGGCACTCAGAGACTGAACGGGTGTTGATGAACTATGAAGGATTAGCCATCCAGAGTTCGTTTAAGATACAGTCCGGCCCCTTTGGAAACTTTGGGGATCAACCGTTTGATGGGGATAAACAATAATTATCTTGTCCCAAAAAGAGAGCGTTAAAAGCGTTACTCTCTAGTTAATTGATTTAACATAATAATATAAAGAATATCGCAATTATATAAATATAATGGAACTATCAAACCGCATTAAACTATCAAATGAAATAATAGATGAACCAGAAATTAGATACTGTGAAATTTATAAAATTACAAATTTATCCACAGGTAAAATATATATAGGACAAGCAGTGTCTCATATATTAAATCATAAAAGGTATAGACCTTATGGACTTGATGGAAGATTTAGATGTCATATTTCAGAAGCGTTTTCAACTAAAAAAAATCAATCACATTATTTAAATAATGCCATAAGAAAATATGGTGCTATTGATTTTAATTGTGAATTATTAGAATATTGTGAAATAAGTGACGCAAATGATAGAGAAATACATTACATTAAAACATATGATAGTTTATTTCCGAATGGTTATAATTTGAAAAATGGAGGTAGTGTATTTACTCATAGTGACGAAAGCAAAAAACGTGTATCTATTGGAGTTATAAATTATTTCAAAGACAAAAAATTTGAAAGATTTAAAGATATTAAACATATTGATGAAGATATAGAAAAGTATATTAAACCTTTAAAAAGAGAAGGTAAACAATATGGTTGGTATGTTTTTATAAATAGAGTTAAAGCGGATTTTGGCGGTGTTCATATACCATTAGATGAAAGTAAACAAAATGCGATAGAATTTATAAATAGTTTGAAAAATCAATTAGCGAAACACCTTGTTGACGGGGAACCCTTAAAGCCTTCACTACCACTCACTACAGGAAACGTCTGTGAGGAACTCGGTTAATAACCGAACCCAATGGTAATAAAGTGATGGATGATTACGAAAGTATGAAATAGGCAATCCGCAGTGCTACTGTCTAAGTCCGTTATGGTAGGATATGATAGGCACTCAGAGACTGCTGAGGTGTTGGTGAACGATGAAGGATTAGCCATCCAGAGTTTGCTTAAGGTACAGTCCGACCCCATGGGAAACCTTGGGGATGTATTCGGAGATGAATATGCATATGCCGCAAAATATCTTAGCAGAAACAGAACTAAGACATCTTGCAGCAATACCATACCAAATGATTAGTCCAGCAGGGAATGCTCCAATCATTGGTATATATCAAGATTCATTATTAGGTTCATACCGTTTTACAAGACCAAATATAACATTTAGTCCAAGAGACGCTATGAACTTATTGATGATGTATAATAATGTAAATACACAAGCCTTACGAGAAAAAGGCAATAAAATAACTAATTTTGACATATTATCACAAATATTATCACCTTTAACAATGAAATATAAAACAAAAATGTATGACGAATCAGAAGATTATGATAAATCCAACAATGTATTGGAAATCCGCAACGGTAAATATATTCGCGGACAATTAGAAAAATCAGTATTGGCATCTACCACAAAAGGAATTATTCATCGTATTTGTAATGATTTTGGTAATATGGCCGCTTCCAATTTTATTGATGATTTACAAAACGTTGTAACAGAATATATGAAATCAAGTTCTTTCAGTGTAGGCATTAGTGATTTAATTGCGGATAAAAAAACACAAGACAGTATTATTCAAATTATTACAACACAAAAACAAGAAGTCCAATCTTTAATAGAAAAAGTACATTTGGGTATATTTGATAATCCAACTGCGAATACCAATTTGGTTGAATTTGAACAAAATGTAAATAATACATTGAACAAAGCAACTGAACAATCAGGTAAAATTGGTCGCAAATCATTAAGTAAAAATAACCGTTTCTTAATGATAGTTGAATCTGGTTCAAAAGGTACTCTTATCAATATATCACAAATGATTTCTTGTTTGGGACAACAAAACGTAGATGGCAAACGTATTCCATATGGTTTTGATAGTCGCACATTACCACACTTCAGTAAATTTGATGATTCACCAAACGCACGTGGTTTTATTGAAAATTCATATATTTCAGGATTAACCGCACCAGAATTATTCTTCCATGCTATGGGTGGTCGTATTGGTCTTATTGATACTGCTTGTAAATCTGTTACTTGGGAAACACCAATTGTCATCTTAGAAAATGATAAACCAAAATACATTGAAATCGGCCGTTGGATTGATACAATGTTAGATAAATCACCAGAAAAAGTAAAACATTTTACAGATAGACAAATGGAGTTATTGGACATCGATACCAATGAAGTATATATTCCTACAACCGATGAAAATGGTAATGTTACTTGGGGTGAAATTACCGCAGTTACAAGACATGACCCAGGAGATGCTTTATATGAAATAAAAACTCACGGTGGTAGAAGTGTTATTGTAACAGAAAGTAAATCATTATTGATATGGAACCCTAAAACAAAAACGTTGGATGAAACATCCACACCAGATATCAAAATTGGCGATTGTGTCCCAGTTACAGCGGAATTATGTAAGCCACCTTCGTTTTTAACACATATTGATATTGCGGATTATTTACCAAAGACTGAATTTGTATATGGAACAGATTTCAATATTGCGATTTCAATGATGAAAAGGACAATGGAAAATAGAAATAAAATACCAGCAGATTGGTGGAACCAAAATAACAATACTTATTTCACATTACCATATTCTAAGAAATCGTCCTTACAACGCACATCGGCAAGGTCAAATACTGAAAATGTAAAAGATGGTTATGTTTATCCATATCATGCTTATCGTAAAGATGCATTTATTCCAGAAAAATTCGTATTAAACGAAGAAAATGGTATATTTTTAGGGCTTTATTTAGCGGAAGGACATAGTAGCAATAGTCATATTACTATTACAAATAACAATGAAAATGTCCGTTATTTTGTTAAATCATGGTTTGATAAACATAATATTTCTTACAATGAAAAATCAAAAATAAATAAAATGGGTGGATTGACGACATCCATAACAGGTAATTCATCTGTATTATCAAAGTTTTTATTAAAGTTAGTAGGACATAAAGCAGAAAATAAATTCGTTCCAACTGAAGCATTTACAGCATCCAATAATTTTATCATCGGTTTATTAAATGGTTATTATTCAGGAGATGGATATATTAATAAGAATTCCATTGATGTAAGTAGCGCTTCAAGTAGATTAATCGAAGGAATTTCTATGTTATGTTCCAGATTAGGTATATTTGGTAGAGTATCCACAATTCAAATGAAAAAGAATAATTTACAAACTAAAAATATCAAACCAACATATCGTTTTACTATAAGTGCTCATTGGGCTTGTAAATTTGCGGAGCAAATATCCTTTATTGAAGAAAATAAAAATTATAAATTAAAAACTAAAAAATGGAGCAATAAATCGCATATGAATTTTGAGACATATAACAATGTTGTATTGGATAAAATTACTGAAATCAATATTCTTAGTGTTGAAAAATACCCAAAAGTGTATGATTTAACTATTCCTTCTACATTGAACTTCGGTTTAGCAAACGGTCTTCAAGTTCGTGACACTTCACAAACTGGTTATATTCAAAGAAGATTAATTAAAGGTCTTGAAGATTTGAAAGTAGAATATGACATGACTGTTAGAAATAATAAAGGTAAAATCATTCAATTTGCGTATGGTGACGATGGGTTTGATTCAACACGTGTTGAAAATCAAATTATTCCATTGGTTGGAATGAGTATTGAAGATTTATATGTTCATTATGATATCGTTGGAGTAAATGACCAAAATACAGAAACAATTAATATTTATTCAAAAGGAACTATAACAAGAATAAAGAAACAACGAGCTGAAACAAAAGCCAAATGTCACAGTTATATTGATAAAATGATAAAAGCAAGGAATGAAATAGTAAAAGGAGTATTCAAATATAAAAATGAAAACTCTGTGAAAGTTCCAGTAGCATTTCAAAATATTATAGCGAATATTCAAGGTCAATTAGGGTTGAATTCAAATTCTATTGTAGACATTACGCCATTAGAAGCATTCT